TAAGCTGACACAGGCTGCGGCTTCGCGTACATCGGCCGTGCAGGCATTGCAAGGCAGGATTCGCCAATCCTGCCCAATTCCATACACAAATCTTTTTATTAATTAAAATACCTCACGGCATTCAAAAATTAATAAATGAAAAAAACATTATTAATTGTCATAGCAAAGCTATAACAAATATTTAAAAAAGAATCATTATATGAAAAAAAGAACAGAATAAACGATATATAGACCAACAAACATTTAAAATAATATTGTAATACAAAAGTCATTGATACAAATCCTTCTGGGAGAACTGTTGGGAAATCCGAAGGGAACAAAATCGTTTTCTTCATGGAGTGAATTTACGGATTTTGTAAATGAAATGCCTATAAAAACAATTCAACCTTTCGTTTCCAATTTCAATGCTTTTGCTGGAGAAGGATTCTACGGTAATGTCGTTCAAGGATTGGTTATAAAACAATTAGAAGATGCTGTTTTCATCTTCGGAATAGCAATAGACGGAACATTAATATTTAGAAAAAGGAATTATCCAGACGTTTCAACTTGGGAAGATCCTAAGATAATAATTCACAGTAATAATTGACATAAAATTTACTTCGTAACCGACCTGGGAGAACTGTTCACTAATTTGAAGCTATTCCCATTTATGGGAAGGGGGGATATATCTGAAGGTGGTGATGCCAATGAACTTGAGTCAGGATATTATATCAATGGTAATTTTCGCAAATTAACAAACTCTCCATTTTCTTCTGGATGGGGAGGTATCGTTGTCTTTAAAATCAATTATTACACTCTACAAATTGCATCAGATATGAATACTAAAATTTTAAAAGTAAGACAGAGATGGAATGATACTTGGGATGATTGGAAAACTGTTTCTTTGACATGATTTTTGCTACAAATCCGACCTGGGAGAACTTTTGCCACTTTCGACAAATACTAATAAGGGATTAACAAGGAGAACAGCATATTTTGATTTAATTCAAGGCAAATTATACAAGATAGCATATAAAGAGGAACTATATGTATATAAACCTGTAATATGCTTACTATATGTGCTAAGAAATGGAATATCGTCTTGCTATGTAGCTTCATTAAGTGGGTATCGTAATGGAGTTTCCCATTTTAAATTGATATGTGGAAATGATATCCAATTTAAGCTGTATCAAAAGTTGAATAGTGCTAATTATTTTGACTTCATGCTGGAATGCTCTGATAATTCAGCTGGCATTATGGAGATAAAAGCCATGAATGATTTAACGGTTATTGAAACGACAGAACCATTAAGTGATTGGCAACAAATTGCAACAGAATAATAGCATAAGTTGAGAGCTGGGAGAACTTTTACCTATTGTGAGCGAAAACAACAACGGACTTGCTTGGAAGGGCGGCTTTATTGAAAGGGCTAAAATAACATCCAGTATGTCTATTGACGATTATACTAATCCAGGAATGTACGGTTTAGATGGATGTCAAGATTCTCCATATAAATATGGTGGGCTAATAGTATTTAAAGCTAATGTCCTTGTTGTACAAATCGTTTATGAAATGCAAGGTTCAAACAGACCCAAATATAGGCAGAATTGGTTTAATCAAGGTTGGCAATCATGGTATTCTTTTTAACAAAGGAATAGCTGATTCATGCTTCTGGGAGAACTGATAGGGATTGCTACGAAAGAAAATAAAGGCTTGAGCGATAGTGTTCAAGCCTTAAATTCTACGATTTATAATATTTCTACCGGAAATAAGGAAACTGCTTTGTTTAAAGTTTGTGATTATGGCAGTAATATTAATCATATATTACATATATATAGCTCACCTAATGGCACATTGGATAGTTGCAACTATATTCGTGTGATCTTATCAGACAAATATATATTCGTAAATAAATTATTTGAAAAAGGATATAATAGTATCAGACTTTTTAAAGATAGAAAATCTTTTTATGTTTACGTTTATAGCAGTGTATGGACAAGAACCAAGATTGAGGTTTTTTCAGAGAACCCTGATCTCTTCTATTTCACAAACGTGACGGATGAAATCAGTATATCAGATTTGGAAGAAATCTCTATATCTTGAAAAATATAGCGGTTTATTCAGATATTTATTACCTTTGCACCGCATATGGCGTTGTGCATATCAGGATCGGGTGGCACCGGCTTGTACCGGACCACCCGTTTTTTAATCCTATGTCAACGAAAAAGTTTGCCATTTACCCCAACTACCGACCCAATATAGCCTGATCTTAATCAATTGCCCCGAATAGGTTGCTTGAAACCCTATTTTTTGAACATCATTTGTCCCTATAAATATAACAGCATTTTGCCCATCACCACTTTCGAATGGAGAATTAGATGTTGATTTAGTTGTTTTCCGAATCCCATTCCATGTAAATGTATTGTAATCTTCAATGGGATTAACATCTCTATCGAAGAACTGTTCCATAGGCATTAGTCCATCTTTCTTGGCTGTAGCAACACCAATCAGTTCTCCCAGCTCTGATTTTAAAGCGAATTTATGTAAAAGAAATGCTTCTCCACGCTGACTTTGCAAAATTATTAATATTACCTTTTCTAGTGGATATTTCTGCGCTGTCTATGTTTGGATAGAACACTTGTGTTATTTGATCACTGTCATTAAAAACGACAAGTGTTCCCCAATAAGTGCTAGGTCCATCAATCATGTTTTCTTGTATCTTATAGTAGCCAGTTTTGATCAAATCATTATAACTCCTATTTGTCATTATCCCTCTAAACATAAATGGGAATAACCCCAAACTATTCATCAGTTCTCCCAGAAGTACAAAATTCCTATACCTGTGTCAAATCTATTTTAGCCCATCCAAAATTGGTATGGTTAAGTTGTCTCACATACAATTTAAACCCATCTGAAACAGAATAAAAAGCGAACTGGACTTTATATGAATTCCCAATGACAAATAGCGGTCCCCAACTTTGGGTAAATGGAGCATTGGAAATGCCACCAAATATTTCATACCAACCATTGTCTACGGCTAGATTTGCATCACTAACTCTCCCTCTATACATGAATGGAAACAGCTTCAAATTAGTGAAAAGTCCTCCCAGGACTTTCGCGGCAGCCGAAGAAGATGTCAAAGTTGGGTTCTTGGAACCGTCCAAAGTACGGAGCCAAGAGAAGGTGTCGGACTGGGGCAACTGGTCCTCAAACTCATCTGTTCCGGCTGCCGCAGCGGCAGCAAATGTTGATATTTCTGATGCAGCGGAAACAATCCGTGCGGAAACTAATTCTGTCATCTCATCGACGGTCACCTGTCGTTCGTTGCCGTTTTTATCCACAGCTTTAAAGCCAACTATATTATTCAAGTCCATAATGCAAATTTTAAAATTAAAACAAATACTTCACCCATGCAAAATAATTACTGTTCTCAATATAATTCGGATCATCCTCGTTGGAATATGCCTCCCTCTCAAACGATACCGTCTTATACGCCCTGCCGGCATCCTTCAACCGTACCGCCCTGACCAGCCACTCCACACCATACCAGAGATAGAATGCCAGCCCGGCCAGTACCAGCCACCAGGCGGAAAGGTCAAAACACAACAGCAAGATCCAGATAACTGTACCGATGGCAACTGCCATCTCAACCCATTGACGGGCGTGGGTACACTCATGGTTTCTCACTTTCTGAGTGATTTTCTCTTCCGGTCGCTTGCTTAAAACAAACGGACCGATTGTTATCGTATGGCAAGAACTGAACGCAAGCAGCACCTTTGCCAGAAGGTTGTTACAATATACCTTTTTCATGTTGTTCCTCCTTTTTATCTAAATAATCATTCAAAGAATCAGCCAGCAGACCGGGCAGCATGGAGGTGGAGCGTCTTATGATATCCACCTCTTCTTCGTCAATCTCGACACCTTCAGCAGTCGACTTGAAGATTTTCTCCGCAAGGAGATGCGCCTTCAAGCCCGCTACGTTCTTATATATCCAGTCACCGAAGGCCTCAGTGATGTTACTGGCTATAAGCTTTTCTTTTTTAATCCCATCATAAATAGGGAATTGTGCAAAATTTATTCTCATACTTTATATTTAAATTATCCGCAATAAAACATAACCCAATAATTACCCATACACTTAATGAAGCCGGATGCAAAATCCAAATCAATATAAGACATCTCCTGTCCTCCGGGAGCAGGCAGGATCCGTCCTCCTGTCAATCTTACTCCGCCGCTCATACGTTTGAAGTATATAGTATGTCCCGGAACATCCGGAGGAAGTGTCACTTCTATATTACCTGTATTAAGAAACATCACATTGTCATCATTGTTATTCAGGGAGGTGCTGACGGATATGTTCCTCCAGTTGCCAACTATGCCACGAAGAGAAACATAGCTGTCATTGTTCGGATGAAGGAAAATGTTACCTCCCTCCACGAATAGAGGAATGCTCGGAGTCTTGATGTGCATTCCGATCATGGCATTTGGACTCTGTATGTCAATTCCAGCATCATACTTAATCCCTTCAATGGTGACAAACTGCGTGTTTCCCCCGATTCTTACGTTTGCAAATGTCCTTTCGTTATAAAACTCAATCTGCCCGGCTGACAATTTAAAGCCGACATAAAGATTGGTTTCATTCTCATAAAGAGTTTTTGAGGACAGCATCCCCGAAGCGATAGAGAACGGACCGATACGTCCGCTATCCGCCGTAATCACGCCGGTGATATCTGCATTCTTACATTTGAAATACCCGGTTACGCCATTGATAAGAAGAGTTTCACCTTCATCGTTGTGGGATTTAAGCACATTGTTTTTGAACATGAATCCGGCCACATTCGCACCATCGGCAAACAAGGTATCAGTAGCGATATTCACAAACTTCTGCATGGCTTCCCAGTTGGAATCTCCGTTGGCTGATGTGGGTGCAGCGGTAACGGAAGCACCGTAATTCTTTACAAGGAAATTATAATAAACTCCCCCTATCAGATATATAACCTTATCCCGGTAATCCGCATTCCAGACATAAGTCTGTCCTGATGCGAATACACCTCTGTCACGGGGAAACGCCCCTGTTGCTCCGGTTGCTCCTATGGTACCATCATTTGCAACACCCACCCCTTTTTCAGCGACAAAATTATTATTCCATGCGTTCGCATCGGAAACTGATTTATAAGCCCGGACGGCAAACTGGGTGTATCCGGCTGTCGCTGGAACGGATATCTGATTGCTTAGGGTAGCACCTACATGAGCCAGCCAGTTTCCGTTGTATTTGCGTGCAGCCAGATAAAGCGTGCTGCACGTGCTTACATTGCCTGCCACATTCTGTTTGCAAGTGACAAGGAATCCAGACGGGGATGGCGTGCCTGTTGAAGTGAAGTTGATCACGCTGACAGGACTGTCCAGCCAGTAGGATGCCGACGGTCCGACGGGAGCAACCATCTCCTGCCAGTCCGCATGTACCGTCCGGTTCGCAGATCTGCCGGCGAGGATGTATCCGCCGTCTCTTTTCCTGCGGAGTCTGCCGTTTCTGAACTTGGCGATTTTAATCGGAGGGTTGGAGGTTTCAACCTTGCTTAAGTAAGATCCTCCGGCAAACGATACTGTACTGTTCTTGGTATACGGAGTATTGGCGGATTCCCAATGACCGGCTGCTGTGATGCTCTCACCATCCTTTCCGTCACTGCCGTCCACAACCATCGGGACAGTCTCGACATCAACCGCCTGACCGTTCACGTAGAACACGAACTTCAAGCTACTGGTAAAATTACCGGAAGCCACCCCGACACCATCACCGATGGGAACCTCGGCCGCACCGTCACGACTGTACTTCAACTCCCCGTCCGTTGTGGCCGTAGTGACCGCACCGACTGTCTTCATACGCCGGCAGGATACCGAAGCTACACTGTAACCGCCGTTCTTGTTCTTGCTGACCATCGTGGCCGAAGTGACAAGGCTATAAATTACCGCATCGGAACCGTCCGCCCCGCCACGGACACCGGTTATCTTGAAAGTCAGTTCACGGGTATAGAGCTGCCCGTTCTTCATTGCAGCCAGTGTGATGGTGACCGTATTCTGTTCCGGAACCGACTTTCCGGCAGCGACGGATATCGCCACCGCTCCGGTGGCCTTGCTTGTGCTTGCCGTGAAACCGGCAGGCGTGCTGACTGTTAAAGTCTCAAGGGTGAGTTTCTCGGTACCGTACCACATGGATACATGGGTAGTCCATGACTGTGCGGAAGTAGTAACACCGGTACTGGTAAGAGCGACGCTCACCATCTCATTGTCAAGGTCGGCCATGATATTCGACTCCCCGTCCTTACTCCAACGGTGCACAGGGGCCGGAGTGCTCCATTCACTCCATACTCCATCACGCTTCACACGTTTGCACGCCCATTCCACCTGATGGTCTGCATCCACGCCAAGAAAATCATCTGTCCAGCCTTCCGGTATATAATCATCCTGCTGCTTCGAATCCGGCTTGTCAGGGGTAAGGCCGATGATGTTGGTACGGGTGTAGATCCACTCGTAACCTTTGCCGTCCTTACCGTCAGTCCCGTCTTTGACCATGACCATCCACAAACCATTCCGGTATATGTAAGTACAATGGTCAGCCGTATTTCGGTAGCTGTCACCCTCCTTGGGATTGGACGGATGGGATGCGAACTCACCCAAGAAGGTGATACTCTCACCTTTAAGTTCACGACCGTCCAGCAGCATCTCCCAGTCTTCATGCACGGTCCAGTCGGCTGATTTCCCGGCAAGGATATAACCGCCATCCTTTTTCTTTCGATAATTGCCGTTCCTGAACCTTGCAATTTTAATCGGAGGATTGGATGTTTTCACCTTGGAGATAAAAACACAGCCCGCCAAAGTGACCATGGTATTGACCTCGTATGGGGTCTTAGAGGATTCCCAATGACCGCCACCTATTACAGACAGTCCCGGATCACCCTTGTCACCTTTGGCGGCTGATACAAGCCAGTCCGGATTGTTTTCGGATGGCTCGGAAGTAGTGCCCTTGTCATTGACGCACAACCATGTGGAACCGTTATGGGGCACACGGGAATAATACGCATACTTCCTGCCCGGCTCCCAGCTAGGGAAGTCGATAGGAACGCGGACTGTGCTACCGGTAATTTCATCAATTTGAAAAATCAATCCCGTCATGATGATATCCTGCAATACTGCCGAGAACCTGTCGCAGTTGATCCCATTGATGGTCATACCCTTCTTCTTGCCGAACCACGCAGGCATCTGCGCCGGCTCCGGGTCCCAAGTGTTGGCATTGTCAAAGAATGTAATACAGTTGTTTCCGTTGACTGAATCAATAAGTATATAAGTCTGACGTTCTGGGTCCGTAAAGTTACCTGTTTGTGCCAATACCATCTGCTCGGCAGGTTTCCAGTCAGAATGCCCCGGACGGGGAATGACAGTAAACTTCTTGGCTGTATAATCTGCGGCAGTCACCCGGAATTTCATTTCTTCAAAGCCGTTCAGCTTTCCTTCGCTATTTTTAGTCACAAAATAGGTGGTAAGGATGTCATCAACAAACTGGCTCAATCCGTCCGCATCTGTCAGATCGGGAGTGATGGTGTAGGTTCCATCGCCGTTATCCACGTATGACAATACGGTACAACCACCACCGGGGGAGTTTACCATACGTCCTTTGAAATAGGTTGTACGGTTATAAGCTATTTCAGGTACAAACAAACGCTTACGAAATACACCGCTTTCCATTTCAAGATTGCCCTTTTCGTCTATGTATCCACCTAATACGCCGGTAACGAAATCACCGAACTTGGCATATTTCTTAATGACAGTTCCGCCCAATAATGATAAAAGAAAATTTGTAGAATCCTCCTTGTCTTTGCGCAAAAAGTATTTGGTGAGCTTTTCTATATCAGAATTATCCATGTTTTCTAGAATCCCGATAAATATGCGCCCAATTCTTTCAGCTGTATTCTCTCCTTCTGTAGATGCGTTTCTTACTTGAAGAGCCAGTTTCTTTAATATGTCAACAGAATCGCTCATTCTCCTATTACACGAAAAACAGTTCTATTAGATTTTAATTTCCCTTCACCGTTATAAAGTGGCATACCGCATTCTTTTAGGTAAAGCACGCATTCTTTCAGGTAGCGGTCAGCTATACTACATGCATCGCTATACACCATCATCTTTTCCTTGAATACTGTATGACTGCTATATTCACCTTCCTTGTTCACGAAGCCGAAACGGGATACATTTCCATCTCCATTTTTGACAATACAGGCATAGGTATAATAAGCCAAAGCTACGCGAAGTCCAGTGATGATTATCTTCTTTTTACATTTAGTTTCATAAGTACCTCCGTCAAGCAGTAGCTGGTATTTTTCAGGATTTTTTTTCACGTCAAGGAACAGTTCGTCTCCCAACGCTGATTTGATGTAGATATTCTCTGACTCACGGATGTAGGTTTCTATCTTGTCAGGATCGAGATGTACAGACATTCCGCGAGACAAAGCCGATACTTCATCTGTTGTTATTAGATACTGCTGCATTTCGTACATACTTTAATGGTTCAACACTATAATCATTAGAGGGGTTGACTACCTCATACCAATAGCTGAATATACGGCTAAAGGTACGCTCTATTAAGCGCTGTTGCTTGCTGACGATAGAATTGTAATACTCGAAAGCATCTTCCAAAATATCGCCTGAGAATCCGACTTTACCAATACGGATGCAATACCATGGCTCTTGGCCATAAGCTGAATAAATACGTTCAACCACACTTGCGTCAGTAACGGTAAATTCTTTGTCGTAATTTTGTGAGTTCAGATTTATTATTTCAGGTTTTTCCTCATCGCTTTCTAAAGTAACTTCCATAATCTTTCCTGCATTCGTATCACCTTGCAACTGGATGAGTGTATTTGAGAAACTGTCGTCATCGTCTGTATCTTTCACTTCGTTGCCTTCTTCGTCAAAGGTTATGTTCGATCCCTTTTTGGTGAATACCATAGCGCCAGGGAAGAAATTATTTCGTACATTTCTGTACTTGACATTGGACAGCCCTTCATCGGTACTCATTTCTGTAGCCACCCGGTCACCTTTCCCGACAGGATAAGTATTTTTCCCGGCCATTGACACCCATAGGATTTGACCTTTGTAGTATTCAATGCCTCCGGCAGCTTCTATTTGAGCCTGTATCACATCTTTTTTGGGGTTAAAAACGTCTATGTAGTCGATGTTTTCTTTCTTGACCTGCAGAGCTTTCCCTTTACGTGTCTTCTTTCCGCTCCAGTCTGGATGTACTGCTATTTTTGCCACATAACCGTTTTCATCTTCTTCTGTTAGACGGCAATTTTCAAACGGTACGTGCTGCATCTCCACTATCTCACAGAAAACATTGTAGTTAACATGGATTGCTATTCCATTGAGTTCGGACATGTCTTTACATAGTAACATGTGCACATCATCCAATGTGTCACCTTTTCGATTGACTACATATTTGGAAAAAGCAACCTCACGGAATCCGTTTCCTTCAATGAAGTCAGCGAAACGGTCTGAGCATTCAGATGCAGTAGAGCTTGCAGCAATGATATTCTTTAATGTCTGCGGATATAGGTTGTCCTGTCCGTAGGCTTGAATTCCTAGATTTTGTAAATAGCTTGTATCAATGCGGTTACTGCTTTTCTTTTTTAGATCTCTTACTCTCATATTCGCGAGGTTTACGTTCGTCCTTTATTTCTTTTATTCAACTTTATCTTCGCCTTCTCCATTCATTGCGTTCACAATTTCAATGGCCTTGTTTAGATGCAGATTCAGAGCTTTTTTACTGATCTTCTTGCCGTTGATTTGGAAATCTTTCAACGTGTCAGCCACGGATTCTTCAGAAACTCCGTCTTGCAATGATTCTACCATTGAATCAAGCAGGCTTTGATTGTATCCACATTTGTTAACACGTTCTTTCCAGTCCGTAGGTACATGGGCGAAATAAATTTCACCTTTCGGATTTTTGGCAAGGTACTTTTCAGCAACTTCATCAGTGAGGTTGTCATTAGTGTACATTTTATTGCTTCCGAACTCCGGTTGAAGCAGGACACCATTCTTTAATATATAATTACATTTTTCTTTCATACGGTTATTCTTTTTGATGTAAACAGTCATTTCGATTACAGCATCGCGATAGCAGTCGTTACATGATGTCTTAGTGAATTCTTTTCCTAATACTTCCTTGTACAATCTTTCTATCTCCGATTTATCAGAAGAGGAGTAGGAGGGAAGATCTCCTAGCTCCTTTAATTTATCAACCACTTCTTCTAACTCCATAATTATTCAGTTGGTTTTGTCAGTGTTTCAACAAGCGTTTTTGTCGCATCGTAAGATGTTTTGTACAAGAATAATGCTGATTTGGGAACCTTGGTTTCTTGCAAAGAGATATTCCATCCCCCTTCCGTTTCTTCGGAATACTTGTCATTGCCGATCTCTGCGGCTTTCAAACCTTGGTAGTAACCGTAAACCTGGAAAGCTGAATCTCCCGGATTCTCGGTTTTATTTAACCCTTTAGCTTTATTTTCCAATACAACGACAAAATCACCGTTAGCAAGCCCATCAATAATGTCATTGCATACATCGGGGTCATTTGCTAATACAACCATGTTCACTGTGTTAGTGAACGTGTTACGATAGGTTCCTGTTGCCAAGGCTGTATTGGTACCTGTAAAGGGGGTTGCACCGAATACCTGTACCTTGTAACCTTTTTTACCTGTTTTCAGTGCAAGAGTTTCGATCACATTCTTACGGGTTGCGTTGAATGTAACCGCACCGAAATCCACGTCTGCGCGATTCATTATCACACCTTCCTGTTCCAGCCCGGGAACGATAGGATCATCGCACGATGGTGCGATGTCCTTTTTGATTGTTATATCACATATTGCCATATTTGCTCTTTTCGTTAGTATGCTACCTGTACCAACTCATCTTCGCCAATCATGGAGCCTAATTTTCCTGTTGAATAAATGTAGTTCTTGCGGGCTTTCTTATCAAACCAAATATCCAAGTCCGACATCGGTTCGGTGCCCTCACATCCATACATCAAGTTCTCAGGAGAACATAAAACAGCACGATGCGGTAAGTTAAGTTTGGTTTTGTTGTTCTGATAGGCTTGAATAAATCTATCCCAAATGGAACATTTAACGATGGTTGTTCCATCGTATTTGCTGACCTCTACACCGTCAAATACAACTTCCCAGGGCATGATTACCTTGTACTTTTCTTTCATATCGTGAGTCAGAGCATCGCACATTGACTTGGTGGCGAAAATTGCGCATCCGTCTTTTTGGAAAATCCGGCTGTCGGCATCTTGCAACATCGCATCGAATATTGATGTGGCAATGCCTGTTTCTTTCATCTTTGATTTTTGTAATGCATATGATTCTTCTGCGTTGGCTGCAATTTCAGTGTGCTGTCCGGTATTGTTGGTACAGATGGCAAACAGACGTTTGAAAAAACCGTCACATGTTTTAAATAGTTCGATGTTTACTCCGTCAGTGATTTGACCACCTCCAGTGACAGACGCTGCTGATTTATCTCCAAACCATGTAAAACGCCACATCATTTTCATCATAGCTTCAGACAGCTTCGGCAGTACAATACCGTCCATATATTCGGTCGATGTCAGGTCTCCTATATTTGTTCCCGTTTTAAGGCAGTACTTGGCAATGGTGTTTTCCAAGTCTGTATAGCACATTTCCAAAGGAATTTGCCAATCCCCGATTTCCCATTCCTTTTGGGCGGCAGCGATAGCCACTTTTTTATATTCAGGGTCGCATCCGGAGCCGGCTACTCCGACATCTTCCATTTCACCGATAAAACCAGCTTTTTTACCGTTAGTCACATTGGGCATAAACGTCATGAAACGCTCCATGTCCTCGTTTTGAAAGACTGTTAACTGAATAAGGTCTTTCAAGTCTTTTACAGCCTGATTATCAGGTGTAAGTTTGTCAAAATCTAAAATAGGCATTTCCCCTCCTTTTATTACTTGTTGTTTCTTTTTTCTCTTTCTTCACGAAGTTTTCTCTGAATAGGCGTTTCATTTTCTTCTACTCCTTTTATACCCTTGTTGAACGTTTGGGTACGAGCTGACACTTTATAAGTACTACAATGTTTTGCCAGCCAGTTTTCGCCCCCGGCCATACGGACTGCGTTCAGAATCTTGTTGTCCTCAATGGTACGGGCATTCGTCTTTAGAGAAGCATTCTCAGTTTCCAACTCTTCTATACGGGCTTTTAAAGCTTTCACTTCATCCTCTTCCAATTCATCAGGATCTTTAATTTCTGTAATAACGCCATCTGTCACAATGATAGTCTTTCCGTCAGGCATGACATGTTCGCCATCGGGACTTGCTGTATCTCCTACTTGGGGTTCACCTTCATCTCTTTCCACGGTAAGCGTGTTACCTTCGGCATTTGTCAATTCCATAGATACGACCTGTACGTCTTCAATTTTTTGATAGCCGCATTTGGCCAGCAGCCTGTCTATGATAGTCTGCTTCACTGTTACTTCTTTTTCTTTGTTCATTTTTTTGTTATTAAATGTGTAAGTTCTCCCTTTGGCAGTTGTAGGCATAAGAACGGTCGTGATAAAACCTAATTGTTTGGCTGTTTCACCACCAAACCAACCGGCTTTATTCATTTGGGCTTCGATAACTGAGGCTTCCGATCCTGTGCGTTCTACATACAAAGCTAGCATCTTGTTTTTTTCACTCTCCAAGTTTGATTTTATTGATTCTAGGGTTTCAAGATCAAGGTCTCCATCGTATGAAGCCATATAAGGCTTGTGAATAAGAAACTTTGCATGTGGATAAGCAAAACGTCTTTCTTTTGCAGCGGCCAATAATATCACGGTTGCCATGGATGCACATCGTCCTACTGCAGTACAGCTGATTTGCTTTCCTGAAGCACGTAAGGCGTCATAAATGGCATACCCTTCAACGGCATCACCACCGCATGAATGTATCTCAATATCAATAACGTGGTCATTCGGATCTATCCAAGATAGGAAATTTTGAATATCGGGAAAAGACAATCCCTCTTCACCAGTTAGATACCAATTTTCCATTTTGTCTTTATCCGCAACAATATCTTTGTTGATGTATAATTTCGCCATATATAATCTATTTTGAAGCAAAGGTAAAAAACGGTATATGGCTATAAGAATTTCAGAACATAATAGTACTGACACGCTTTGTCAGTAAAAAAAAGGCCATCTCAAAAATCATTTTGAGACAGCCTCTTCATATTAAATTTGATACATTCAGCCTCACTGTCACAATAGTAAAGTTAAATGATCTTCACAGATCGGGAAAAGAGAGAACAGGAAGCTAACTATCTTTCATCACCACGCATTATAGGGTTCAAAGAGAGAATTATTCTCTGCGATACCCCACTGCGAGTTATATTGCAATATCGCATTGTCAATAGGTAACGACTGGTAATAAGCGTCATTAATGGATTTGCTGTAAGTCTTCTCGCCGATTTTATGTACGATGATGTCCTTGCTCCAAGGTTTTCCTGCATCCTGCGCATAGCGCTTCAAGTCCAGCGTACGCTGAAAAGAAACGAGCGGCTGTTCGCGACGGCGTTCTGTCAAAATTTCGTTCAGCAACTGGTCTTGCGACAGGGAGGTACCACCTACCAAGTCGCTATCGGGCCCTTTATAACGATACTTGCGCAGCAGATTCAGGTCTGCCAAGGCAGCAGAGAGGTTGTTGGTGCGAGCTGCGGCTTCAGCCTTCATTAAGAGCAGCAAGGGATAGGTTACGCCTTCCGTAATAGAAAGTTCATCACGATAATACACCAGTTGAATGCCGTCATCATACACCACGTCACCCACCGTTGTATTATAACCATGGTCTTTTAAGACAAACTTCGTCCAGCGCAAGTCTTTCTCTTTATCGAAGATAGAGGCCCAGTCATCCGATGGATAGTAGCGAGTGGATGAAGACTGATAAGGAGCATTCCGATACAACAAGTTTTCCCGGTTGCTGGTCTGATCGAAAAGCAAGTCAGGCCCTTTCAGTGTCATATAGACTTCGGGAGAAACACCGGGGTCTGGATTTATTTCTGTAGTAGCTTCAAAATAGAAATCGGCAAAGTTATAGATCATTTCATCCACGTTCTTTCTGTTAGCCAAAGCCAGTTCCCATGCCTTTTGGCAGTCGCTCAGCATATTCTCCCAATTACGCGTAAACATGTGATACTCGGCTCGCAAAGCATAGGCGCAAGCACGATCCGCTCGACAGGGATTGACTGTTGAAGCAGGACAGTTTTCACATGCATAGTCTAGATCTTCCTTCACTTGAGCAAGAAGTTCATCCGTAGTACACAACGGTCCATTAGCAGCAATGGGATCACCGCTTGTACGGCAAGGGATCACCTTTGTATCGTTGGTCGTTCCCGGCACATACATCGGACCGTATATCAACGCCGCATTCAGATAAATCCAAGCACGTCCGGCCTTGGCCTGTGCTATGACGCCCTTGGCATATTCAGAATTGGTATCAATGCCGCTCACACCGTCCACCACGTTATTAAAATAACCAGCAGCCTTGTAAATACCAGATGACCATGCAAAAGGAGTATTCTGGGGATCCATTACCGGTGTGTAGAAGGTATAGCCTGCTAATAGATCCAAGTTGGGATAAGTAGCCGTAAATTGATATTTTGCATGATTTTCACTAATCTGTATGTTATCGCCCATGTAAGCATAGAAACAACTTCTGTTATTATCAAACATGAAATAATCGAGCGTAGTTGTATTATTCAAAAGGTTCTCGAACTGTGTCACTTCCGTCGGAATCATCTGTCCCACAGGCTTGACATCCAAGAAATCATCGCAGGATGAGCATTCCAATGCACACATCACAAGCAATATATATCCTAATTTTCTCATAATTCTTCTATTATTTAAAAGCTGAATGAAACACCAATATAAAACTCCGGATTCAAAGGCAAGATGGAATATCCGCTATTGGTTGATGCAGCCATACCGTTGCTGGTATTCATCTCCATCGCCTCGGGGTCAATATCGCAATCCTTGGCCGTGATACGGAAAAGGTTACGGGCTTGCAAATAGATACGTGCATCGCTCATTCCGATCTTGCTGATCAACGGTTCGTTGAATTTATAAGCCAGCGTCACGTCGCGCAATTTGAGATAGCTGGCATTGCCCATATTCACATCGCAGAAGGGGAAGTAGAACATATCCATATTCCAACTCTTGTATACCGGATAAATGGTATTGGCTTCATCACCTGGTTTCTGCCAACGCTCACCAACATGCCGGTTGTTTATATTAGAACCTTGGAACACATCTTTGCGGTATTTATGTCCTAACTTGGCAATGAACATGAACGAGAGATTCCAGTTCTTATAGGTAAAGTTGTTGGTCAGTGACATATCGAACTTCGGTGTCGCTGTTCCCTGAAAATAGACATCATCTACTTTGGCAGCAGAAGCCAGTTTCACAGAACCATCAGCACCATAAATCTGTGTTTGTCCCTTGTCATCCAAACCAGCAAAACGATAACCGAACAAGGAATTCATCGGATAACCGGCAGCGTTAATGGTCTGTACCCATGCCCAAGAAGTAGGATACAAACGATTTACATTGTACTCCAACACTTCGCTCTTATTATAAGAGAAATTATAGACAATGTCCCAGTTGAAATCTTTTGTCTTTACCGGCGTACCGTGCAGTGACAATTCATATCCACGGTTTTCAATTGCACCTACATTTTTTGTCATTGATGATGCTCCCGTAGTAGGATCCATGGAGTCGTTAGCCAGCAAGTCTGTACTCTTCTTGTAATAGTAGTCGAAGCTGAAACCCAAACGATTCTTCAACACATCTACGTCCAAACCAATGTTGGTGGTTTTGGTCTTCTCCCAGCGAAGAGTGTTGTTGGGATATGAAGAGATACCATAGGAGATACCTCCCGTAGTGCTGTTATAAGAGCCGGCAGAGAGAATCAGATACGGACCCTGATTCAGCGAAATATTACCGTTAATACCATAAGAAGCACGTACATTCAAGCGGTCAATCCAGTCTACATTAAAAAAACTCTCGTTACTCAGTTTCCAAGTTCCACCGACCGACCACATTGGTTTGTGACGATACTTGGGATCAGTACCGAAGAAGTTAGTAAGGTCCTCACGCACACTACCACTGATCAGGTAGCGATTGTCATACTCGTATGATCCGTTGAAATACCAGGAAACGAATCTGTTGTCTCTCAATGAGTATGATCCATAATTCAAAGAACCACTCAAATCATTACCAATCATCATGTCCGAATTATAAATACCCGTCTTCAAGTCTTTGATGTTCACCGGAGTAAACGAACCGGCCGTGGAGTTGTAGCCCAGACGGCTTGCATATTGATTGTTGTCGTAAGTAAGACGGCGCACTTCGTTACCGGCTAATGCACTGACACGATGCTTGCCAAACTCACGGTTGAAATTCACTTGTGTACGCACTGTCCAACTCTCGTTGACATAGCGGGTTTCATCGATCATATCTCCATCTGGAATGTAACGGTTAGAAGGTGTCTCGATAGAGGTACTGTTATTGTAAGCCAGACGTATACGGTAACTGTCAACTTCACTGAAAGATTTATATGTACGATTGCCACGTGCCCAATTACCACCCACTTCAGCTGTCAGACCTTCCAGAATAGTAAAGCGCAGAAAGCCGTTGAAGCGTGCCGTGAAGCTTTGGTCAGTAGTATAGTCTTCATAAGCATCTGTAATAGGGTTGTAGGAGATATCCTTCATGCCGCTCACCGAATTATAGATCTGTTGATTGGCGTAACTAACGGTACGAATATCGGTCAGGTTGCCACTATCGTCTTTCAACCGGGTATAAGGCTTCACGTAAGAGGTGAAGTCAGTCAATGTCTGCCAACCCACACGCGGAGTATTGGAGCGCGAGTAGTTGATGTTGGCTGCCACGCCTATCGTCACGAATTTGTAGGGAGTCCACTCATTCTTTAGGTCGATCAATAGACGGTTATCGTCCGTATTGATATACGAAGAGCGGTTGTTGGTATAATTGACCGCCAAGTTATAGCGGTTGGTATCAGTACCTCCGTTGATGCCAACATTGTGAGTCTGAGTGAAGGCTGTGCGAAACATGTATTTCTCCATATCATCCAGAAAGTTGTTGCCACGCAGCTTGTTTATCGAGCTGTTGAACTGCTCTTTGTTGATCAGACCCGCTCTGTGCTGTGTCAGTAGGTAAGCCACCTCGCTCTGATTAGTGGACTTGGTAGATAAGGCGTAGGAACTTGATGATGGGTTTTGGTCATACAGATTCAACTCCGCATCAATGTAGTCGGAAGTAGAAGCCATGTGCAGATAGTCCAAACTGGGCTTAGGCGTAAATTTGAAAGTTCCGCGATAGCTAATCTTGGCTTTGCCTTTCTGTCCACTCTTCGTTGTGACGACAATCACACCGTTAGCCGAACGGGAACCATAGATAGAGGCTGCTACACCGTCCTTCAACACGGTGATATTTTCGATATTATCCGGATTCAGATCACTCAGCGAACATTCCGTAGGATAGCCGTCCACTACAACCAGCGGATCGGTTTCGGCACTCAACGTAGAGATACCGCGAATGGAGATATTTCCCTTTTTGTCCAGCACTACACCGGCGATTTGCCCTTCCATCACGTTCTTCAAATCGGAATTCAGTTTGGCTTGCAACTGCTCGCTACGCACCGTACCGAAGGAACCCGTTGCCCGCTCCTTGGAAACCGTTTGATACCCCGTCACAATGACATCACCCAATACGTTGGCATCTTCTTCCATCACGATGGTAGCAGCCTTGATTAGCTTAGACATTGGAATTGTTTGTGTCTTCATGCCTACAAACGAAACCTTGATGGCACTTGCTTTCATCCCGCTCTTCAAGGTCAAGACGAATTTACCATTTACATCGGTTACCGTTCCAGTTTGAGCACCCGGCACCGAAATTGCGACGCCTACTAGTGGCTCATTCTGCTCGTCGATCACAGTACCACGAATTGTACGCTCCGTCTGTGCCCACAACCCTGTGCAGGCACAAATCAGAAGTACAAAAAGCATAATAAAATACTTCTTGGTCATAAACAATAAAATATATATAATTAGGAATATTATTTCTTCTCAGATTGTTGCAATGCATCGACAATGGCAGCACGCACAGCTTCTCCGCGCAAATGCTTGCGGAAGATACGCCCCTCCTTGTCGATGGCTACGATGAATGGAATACCACGGAACTGATATTTGTCCATCGCTTCCCGTCCCGAATTGGGAGCCAGCAATTGTATCCACTCCATCTGCTCTTCAGCCATCGCCTTGCGCCAGTCATCTTCCTTGGCATCAATGGAAACACTGAGGAAAGCAACATCTGGATTGTTCTTAAACTCTTCATAATACTTCTTCAGATTGGGAATCTCCTTACGACAGGGACCACACCAACTAGCCCAAAAGTCGATGATCACGACCTTCCCTTTGAAGGAATCCAAACTTACCGGCTCGCCTTTGTCATTGTTGAAAGTAAAGCTGGGTGCCGTCTGACCTTCCCGCATCCGGCGCTGCTTCTCCAATTTATCCATTAATTCTTTGCGATAGTCCTGAGCCACCGTAGAGCCCGGATTCTTAGTCTGCATACTGGTAAGCGTCGTTTCTATGAGCAAAGAATCTTTGGCATAATCCAATGCCGACAACAGAGCCACACAACTGGTCAGATGACCATAATGCTCCACCAAATAGCGTGTATAGCTACGTGCGTCTTCGTTGTTCATATTATACAAATCCTTGGCAATATCTGCTTTTTGCTTGTCGTCAAGCGACTGTGACCGATAGACTGCTTGAGAGATGGCAATCATGTTCTGATAATTGCGATAGTTGGCATAGTTAGCCAAATTCAACAGTTCGTTCTTGGGTCCAGCCTGAATATATACATAAGGAGGATTCTTAATACGGATTTTTGCCGTATCAATACCACGGAAATTGATCACCATATCTTCGTCTTCTAGCCATGCACGTACCGACTGTGACTGGCAGCAAGTGATTGTCACCGCATTCGGTTTCTCTTTCTGCACCGTCAGCGAATAGGTATGGTCTGGGCCTATTTCCGTTTCGCCTAGCGTAATGCGCTCAAAACCATTGTTCTGAATCACACTTACCTTTTTGTCGGCACCTACAAATTGAACTTTACCACTGATCTTCACCGTGTTCTGTGCGAATAGGCTTCCCGAAGTCAGCACTAATAATCCCAATAAAACAAGTTTGCTTTTCATAACATTAATTCATTTTATAGTTTATATAATAAATTAATTATAATATTGTTTTTTTAAGTAACATCGAAACATACAAGTAAAAACACTCTAGAAATTGTGAAATCACCGTTTATTTCTGTAATACTCCCATTGTGGTACCTTTAATCAATACTGAAACTCCGATCGATAGTCTTCCTTCCTCTGCAGACATGACGATTCCCATCACAACAGAAGTTTGTGTCATTGCCAATTACCATACTCGTATGAAACAGATCAATAACATTAATACTTTTTTACGCATAAACCTCTCCTTCTTATTTATATAAATTTTGCCACAAAGAAACAAATTTTAATTAAATAATATCAATAACGTAATATGTTTTTCGACATGTTTTTGCATTTTTCTTTAATAAATACTATTTGTTATAACCAAAATTCATTCAAATGAAAACAAAAACTGCGATTTGGGTAACAATGTAAAATCAAGAGGGAGGAATGATGGATGAATTTGTTGATGAGAGAATGCCTGTTGTATTTGGAGACATTTAAAGAGCAGAAAAAGATATATGTGTTTTTGGGCTGTTAATCAAAAGATTTGGCAAGGTAGTTTATATAAGATCATTAGTGTAGCCATACAAAGAAATCCTTCGTTTTGGTTGTGGCACACAACAGATGACACATATGAGAAGTTTGTCATATGACAGACAAATAGGAATGATAGAAACCAGTGAACGACAGCTCCGAAAAGTTACAGATAGTAATAATTATAGCACTTAAAAGGGGCGTATCAAGCTCTCTGTATAGGGTAATGATATGATACGGCCCTTTCTTTAGCTAGTTTAGTCTTTATAGGATGCTCAAATTTTAGATTATAAGTTCATTTTATCCGATAGTATGGAAATGTCAGAACAAGTCTTGACTATTACAGTTCATATTTTCAAAAACTGAGTTTTGGCACCCACTTTATTGAATTGAAACGTCAACGGACAACCTGTCAATGACTCTATAGATGGTCCTTTCTGAAATGCTGTATTCATCTGCCAGGTACTGCATGATATATGCCTTTTTATGACCTTCAGCCGTAAGACGGGTGTAGTCTTTATACATTTCCAGGTATTTAATATCTGATGCATCTAATGACATTTCAGACATTATCCTAAGAGTGTTCCTGTTTATATATAATAGTTCGTATGCTTTCATAAACTACCGCTTTCTTCTATGTATTTAATTCTATTCGCAACTGAAGTAAACTCTTCTACAGAAACGACAGGGGCAGGAGCCATCATCATTCCTTTGGCGACTGCTCTGGCCAGCATATCTTCGCCTAAAGTTTGATTATTCGTTGCTGTTACATTAATAGGTACACCTCCACCCATCATATTGAAGGATGATAGGATAGGGGCGAACATGGACGTAGCTTTGGCGGTTATAACGGATTCTCCATTCGACAATTGTGCCGGAATACTGTCGCTCGTTCCTGTCCCCGGTCCTGTAACCAAACCACCTTCTGCAAATTTAGCACTTTTTACTATCTTAACAGCATTTGCAATGTTAGAAAGGATTGTTGCAATACCTGATGCCATTGTAGCTATACCAAGAATACCTTTCCCTGATTCAGCGGATACCATTTTTGCGATCGCCTTACCTGAATTGATGGCAATCTCTGCCAAAGCCAACATTTTGCTTGCCATAGCAAATCCTCTGTCAGACTCCCCAATTTGTTCTGTGAGAGCTACAAGGCCATTTGTCACCTGTTCCATTGCTTCATATTTAGCTTGTTCTATTTCAATCTCCTTATCGCTCAGTTCTTTTTTGGATTCCAGATAAGCATTCTGTGCTTCCAGCTTGCGAAGATTGAATGCTTCTATACTTTCACCTTCCATTTGCTGCAGGCTATCGAGCTCGGCTTTCTTTTGTTCCATCCTTATACGAAGAATTTCCTCTTCGTTATCATATGCTTGTGCGATTTCCGTTTCAAAGCGTATGCGCATGGCTTCCTGTTGCTTGTTGATAATATCCTGCTCATGAGCTGTTGCCAGTTCGTCTATCTTGGTATTGTATTTTGCTTTAATGGCCAGTTTCATTTCTTCGGTCTGTTCTGTGCTGGTAAGTTCTGCCTCTTGTTGTGCTTGTAATTGTTGTATCTTTAACTGGTATTCCTGTTCGCTGCCTTCCTTGACCGATTCCAATTGCAGGGATATCATTTTTAAACGGTTCTCCAGTTCTTTTTTCAGTTCCTCATCGGACAGCTTGCTAAGCTCCATAGATTTTTGTTGTTCCAAAGCCTTTATTTTGGCGTTGATGGCTTCACGAGCCTTGGCGGTAAGGTTCTCTTCTTGCTTTAAACTGATTTGCAAATCCTCAATCTGCCGGGAATAGTTCAATTCAATCTCTTTCCGTGCTTGTTCTCTCTTGTCTTTCACCAAGGCAAGCATAGCATCTTCTGCTGCCCTTACTGCTTCCAGTTCTGTTTGCTTTGCTTCCTTTGCTTTGTCTGCACCTTCCTGGCGGATAGAGTTTAGGGTGTTTTGCTGCTCTGTCTGACGGGTGTAACTGCTTTCTTCCAATTCACTTAATCTGTTTACTTCTTCGCTTAATTTCCTAAGGTCATCAATAGTGCTTTCCGATATACCGATTTTTCCAATAGCTTCATCTGCTGTAATTGCTCCTTTTTGCATGTCCTCAATGGTCTTAAGGGCTTCCTTTGTTACTTTAGTATATCCGAGCATATTGGCAATTCTTGCTTTCGCTAAGTCTGTTTGGATTTTTAAGTCCTCTTTTTCCATTGCTGCAGCTTTTTCCGCAGCTTTGATACGTTCCTGTGTGGATAGGGTTTGGTCATCTGCAGCTTTTTTCAGCTTCTCAATTTCAGCTCGGTTAGAGGCACGTGACATGGACAGCATGACTTCCCTCTTGTCTATCTCATTCAAGACTTCTGCCAGCTTCCACGCCTGTTTGGTTTCATTGACTATTTCATCACCGATACCAGCGAATATGGATTTGGCATCATTCCCCGCCTGTTTGAAGTTCCCGGTAAACAGATTCACTAAAGCACTTCCCAACTTGCCTGCCCGGTCTATTAAGACATTTACAGTGGCACCCAGAGCCCCCATTATTTTATTGGCTGCTTCCACGCCCTTCTGTGTTTTGGTGAACCATGATACCAAAGATCCTAAAGCTACAATTAATACTCCAATACCAGTTCCAAGTAGAGCAACTTTCAACAGTTTCAAAACTTTAATCCAGCCGGTTGTGGTGGTCGAAACAGTAAGCATTTCTGTTTTTACTCCAGACAAATAATTTCTTACTCCACCCAAGGAGGTCACCATTACATTTATCTGCTGCACGAACGGGATATTGGCATTGGCGGCTTCCATTATAGCTTCCTTGTAATTGCCAACATTTCGGTAATACCGCTGTGTCTCTTCTTCAGCGCCCTTTAGAGCATCAGTAACCTCATTAATCTTGTTTTTCAATTCTGTGCCGCTAGCACCTTTACGTTCCGCTTCGGATAAAGCATCGTATTCAGCCGTTAGGTTTGACAGTTTGGCACGGAGAGAAACAAGGCTGTTTTCTTGTGCCTTCTCCTGCTTGAGCTGATTTTGCATTGTTTTCGTTATAACACGTATCGAATCATTACAGTCGTTGATATAGGCTTTAGATGCCGCCATTTCTTCATTGTACTGCTGCCTTTTTATGTCTCCAGCCTTTAACTGTTCCTTCAGTTTCGCCTCTGCTTCTTTGGCTTTGTCGATTTTTGTCTGATACTCGGCTATAGCTTTGATAGCCTCATTATAATTCACTTTGATATCAAGTATCTTTTCTACTTTGTCTGCCATAATTTTAGATGTCTAATTGTAATAATTCAACATTTGCTATTCCTGTATTTTCTGCTGTAACGGATAGAATTGCATAATATTTCCCATATTGGGCCAGATATGCTGGAGTGGTCATATCTAAGTCTCTCAAGTCTTTTTCTGTTATTTCTATTTTTTCTTTAATGATTTTGGGGGTATACACTGCATTTTGAAAGCTTGTGTAGAATCTTTTTATGATATCTGTGAACGACAATTGTGTGAAGGTTCCATTTGATAGACCTCCATTGTTTTCCTCGAGAAGTATTCTTGGTTGAACTTTTTGCAGTTCAGCCTTTCCCTCTCCGTCATATTTGTACAATCGTATGAATGCTGTAATTCCTCTCATGTCGCATCCTGCAAATTTCAACTCTGCCATTTCTCTAGACTTCTCTAATGAGCTGATCAAGCAAGTAATTTCTCCACTGTAGTTGCCTTTTACCGTATCATCGTCTTTGTATTTAAGTATATTTCTTTGTGCAAAGCCATCGATAGTGAATTTCATTTCTTTAGGCTTGTTGGCCATATACGATGCTATTACCCGTCTAGTCCAATTGTACGCTTGTTCTTTTTTCTTTATGATATCATCGACAGACATAAATCTTATAATGTTCGTGCCTTCAATAGGATATGCAAATACGCCTAGCATGGTAGATATTGCTTTAATAAAATCAAGCTGTGTCATATCTGGCAAATTTGGTATAATGGGGTAATGACCATTCCCGTTAAGAATACTTTCGTCTGGTTGCTTGGGCGATACAAGGCTGTTTTCCATTCTTAGATTTATGATTCCATCTACACCGTTTGATACGTCTGCAATAAATCCGATATTTGTGAATCCAAACCGGATATCTGTACCTTTGTTTACTGAGTCAGACTCTACACCTTCGAACTCAAACGTAATATTGTAAGAGTTTCCTCCATTGCTTATTATATCCGTATATCCTATGTTGAATATTTCATTGTTCTCTCCGTTCTCAATATAATAAGCTATCATGGCTGCATTGCTGGGATAGAAAGAAGTTAAAGTATGTATTGATACTTTGCCTGAAGCATTGAGCTTTATGGAGTTTCCTTTTGTCTTTATTCCACTAATGAATGTGCCTTCGCTTAGCGAGCTTTTATTTACCGTTCCATAATATGATGAATATTCTTTATTTTCGAAGTAAAGTTCAATAGGCCCGGTTCCTTGGTTAAGGTAATATTTTGCATTCAACCACAGTTCATTCTTTTGAGAGAATTCCAACCCGTCATTTCTTGTCAGCAATGGGATAAACAGCTTGTTCAAGACTGCTTGCTGTTCACTTGGAAAAATGAATATCACATCATTATCAAGTGATATATGTTCTAAAATCCATGTTGCTTTAACTGCCGGATGATAGGGTAAGTCTTTATCGGCTGAACGTATATTGTAATTTACTTTTGGGAAAAAGAAATCTCCATGACTATCATATTGGCTTACGTTCTTTCCGCTATTCCATTCGATGTAATAATCAGGAAATGGATCATTCCCTTGGCTTTCATAATGCCAACGTTCTTTTAAATCTTGCAGTTTTTTTTCTTCATTGGCAATACTTGAAAATTGTGTTGCGTTTCCCCATATTAATGCGGTTTCAAACACATCAGACGTGCCTATCAAGTATATTTTTGCCCCTTTGATAATTTCTACTCCGTTTCTTATGTATCTAGCGTCAAGGTAAAATGAAGCAACGGAATATTGGCAGGATGGCAGGTCTGCGTGAAGAAATGCAGACTGATTCCTCACTGTGTTTGGAAGTTTAATAGTGTAGCTTGTGTTACTTACAATTTTGCCTATATCGGTGAATATATTATTCTTGTATTTTAATGTGATATTGGTGCTGTCGTCCATATCTACTAATTTGTTGTTGGCACCGACATATAATAATTCATTTCTCATAAGCTCTGCACGTTAGTTTCAGGTAATATAATGTTCGCTTCAAAGTCTTGCAGTGATACCCGCTGTTTGACGAAATTTCCCACAGACACATTTACGGCCATCCATCTGGCGTTACCGTTATCATCATAGCCCATGAACATATCAACAACAGGAGATGTGGCCATTTGGTAAAGGAAGTCATAAGTTATGCTGTCTATTAATGGAGCGCATACGGGAAGTGTCGTTTCTTCCATTTTCCTTTGCTTTCGTCCGCTACCTCCATGGTATCCGTTCTTGTAACTGTAATCCTGCATATTGTTTCTGATGAACTCTCCGTCATTGGATACCTGCGAAGTCTCGTCTCCTTGCATGAATAGCCAGTAACACCACATTCCATGGCGGTTGATCCATCTCAAGTATATTCCACAGTCTGAATTGTCAACCTTACAAGTGATCTTTGTGGCCATATTGAGCAGCCCTCGGAAGGTGAAATCAAAGGTGTGGTCAAAAACAGATGCTGCCGTATTACTTCCAGGTAGATAAAATTCCACCCTGTCTGAAGCATCTATTCCAGCAAGAATGATATTCCATGCATTTTGTCCTGATAATGCGATAGGGGAGCTTTCGGAACCATCTATAGTTACTTTTACATTCCCTGATGTTGCAGAGTATAAGCCTACAGAGAATGGGTAGTTTTTGAACCATGTCAGCACTCGGCTTCCATTATACTGCTCTCCAACCTTACTGGCTCCCCACAATATGAATACGTTGAACTGGAAGCTGTTTTCAAGTGTTCCTGATTCGTTATACATATCAAGCTCTATGCTAAACAGACGTCCTAACTTACTATCTTCGGCGTGAGTTGACTTGTAATCGACTTCTCTGTATTCGTCAAAATAGCTCTGCGTATAGAATGATAGGTCAAAGAAGCAGGAACCACCGAACGTCGCTCTGTTCTCTCTGTCTGATGTGGCTGTGGTGGTGTCCGTTACCGTTGCAGTAACAGATTGATAGTTTCCGCCAAGGATATTTATTATCACAGGATTAAAGCAGAATCCTATTTGGTCAGGATATTCAATTGTTGTATTATCTATCGTATGTGTTCTCATTGTCGAAATTCAGATTTATATGTTCAACTTCTGTTTCATATATAGCCGATACCCTGCTAGCTATATTGTCCACGGTATTTTCTAGATCACGGGAATAGATTTCCTCATGTTTTCTGTTTCGGTATAGTTCCGTTCCTTCCTTGGCTATCTTTCTAGCGACAAGGTAGGCGAAGGAATCGGGCTTCTTTACTTGTATACCCTTATCTTCCACCCATTGGCGGATAATCTTGTAAAATCCTTTCGGAACGTTCCCTGGTCCACGTCCGGTTTCTAGTACAGCGAATGCCTGCCTGCCCCACAAAACGCCTCCGTCCTCCGACATTTCTACTTTCAGACTGCCCTTTGTCCTTCCACTGGCTACTTGTCCGGCTGCTTCATGGTTGGCTATAATTCGCTTGCGTAACGCTTCCAGCTCTTCACCTATTATTCTTAGGGTTCCGGCTTTAGTTTCTGCTGCCATATACAATCTCTTTCACGCTCTTGTTGCAAATAACAGTACCCATTATCTCTTCTAACTTAAGTTGGATAACTATTCCGGTTACATTAACATCCAGCTTGTCATAGAAAACAGAATAAGGGATATCTCCTGATATTTCTTTGAACATCCCACTCCTGTTCAATAGCAATATGAATTCTTTGGCTTTATTCTTGCATCCTTCTATCACTGCATCATTTTCTGTGCCATCAAAATCGAACTTGGTTTTATCCATGAATGCCATCATACAGTTAGGGCAGTCTCTTAACTGCTGTCTGCCTAGATTAAAAGTTCCGCTTACAGGAAGGAGATTAAGCACTGCCGGCAATTTAATCTTGTCCAGTCTTATATTGGCTGTTTGCCAGTTGTCAAAAAGGTAACTTACACCCTCCATGGAGTCTACTATCTTTTTAATTTTTTGCTCTACCGTCATTTCTTCTTACTTAATATGTTTCTTAATCTACGTTCGAATCTTACTCTTTTGGCGTCCATGTCAAGACATTTATATACTCTGACCCATGGCACGCTGTCTACTTCTGCATGATCAGTGATACCCATGCGCTGCGCATAGTAATCAATCATGCCGAAAGGTCCAAAATTTAGCAATTCGGATCCTGCTTGCTTCTCTTCGGGTGTGGGTGGTACATTAGTCGACGCGAATAGTTTATTTATTCGTTCAACTTCTTTGGCCACCCATTGTACGAATCCCAGTACATCGCTAGCTGGAAGTTGGGATATATAACGTTTACTCAGCCCCATCAGTACAGTACAGGGAACGAACAAGATATCGTGTTCTGTTTCGATGGATTGCAGTTGCATCAGTTCTCCCATATTTATGTCGTTTAGGGTATCTGGTGTCTTATACTGCCCTAGTTGATAAGGTTTTCTCAGTTCATCCAACTTGGTTCTAATGACCTCGGGTTCGGTGGCAATGCTGCTTATTGTCAAAAATTCTTTTACTGTCATATCTTTCCTATTTTTGCTTTTGGTCGTTTGGGTGTTGGTTTGATGCGGAATATCATTGCCATTATCAGCATATCAAGGTAATCTGTGGAATGACCTAATATTTCTTTCATTTTTTCTTTGCTGATTATTCCTTTCTTCCGTGTGTCTGCATCAATATGTGCTTGTTTGAGAACTGACAATTCTTCAATGATCCGTTCTCGCTGTGCTTCCGTGCATACGATACGAAGCAATCGATTGTTAATCATCTCAGCCAGTTTGAAGGCACACTCTGATTTCAAATTGTCAAATTCAGGATTAATAGGTCGTGCTCCTCCATGAAACTCCTTGATACCGTTCAGATAGCTTTCAAGATAGTTCCCCAATCCGTCAGAGTCCGCAATCATCTTACTACGAGGAATAGAGCATTCTATCATCATCCGCTTTAGGTCTGTTTCAATGGATTTTCCAGTACTGTATTCCTGATCCAGTTTGATAAAACACACATTCCCTTTCCAATGACCGGCGATAAATCTGTCTCGTCCCTTCATTGCAAGGTCTGCAGAACCAGTAGATTCACCTGCAGGAGCAATGAACTCATTCGTGAACAAGTCACAGATAGCGTCGTAGTTACACAGGGCAGTCGGGTCATTATCATACTCCCAATTGCCGAAATATAGGCGTTCCTTTGTTACCCGGTCTTTTGTGTTTCGAAGACTTTCGATGTAGTCTTCTGTTGCCCAAGGATTATCCTGCACCAAAGCTTGGATAAATGCATAAGGAGCTTGTAATTTGTCCTCTTTCCAGGGCTTGTAGAATTCACGGTATAGCCAGTTTTTCTTCGGGTTGCAGGTGATAAGTATCTTTCCGGGTACATGGTATACATCGTTCATGTGGCGGCCGATACGGGTTTTCAAGACTTCGAAGGCAAGGTAGTGCACTTCACCAGCTTCCTCTATCCATCCTCCTGTATATTCCTTAGACCCCAATCGTTCATACATCGAATCTTTCACCGGATAATACGTCAAGTCAATATAAACGATTTCACTTCCGTTGTCGAAGGCTATCCCTTCATTTGTTGTCTTGTATGCCGTGAAGCTGTGAGAAGATGCTACCTTATTGAAGGTCACGGTAACGGACTCACGGCTATCCTTCAAATTATTTCGGCCAACAAACCAGCGAGTACCGGGAAGATAGTAGGCACATTGCATCAGCCATTCACAGCCTAGCCATGATTTACCACCACCTCCGGCACCACCATACAATAAAAATTTCGTTTTGCTGTCACGAAGAAAATTGTATGCCAATCGCTGTTTTAAGTTAACCTTTTGCTCCATATCACTTCAATTTGTCAGCTTCGGGAGTATAGGGAAGAAAGTCAAATCCGTTGAAGGGTTTGCCTTGTGTTGTATGATCCACTTCCTGTTTGTCGGACAACCCTAGCTTTCGGGCTATAATGTTTGCATTGAAAGCGCCAACACAGGCTCCTTCAAATTGTTGAGTCTCGATGGTTTCTTCCACCCGCGCGATGACGTGCAAAAAATCTTCATCATTTTTTTTCATGCATTCACTTCTGAAGCTACTCCACCAACGTGATGAAGTACCTAGATAGATACATAATCCGGTGAGAGAGTAGGGGCGCTGTGTAGGTGAAACTTCTTGTTGTGTTTGCTGTTCATTAACAGTTTCTGTTCTTTTACCTTTTTTGCGTCTAACAGGCATGGTACGTTGTATAGCCTTTCTTGTTGTCCATGGGTTTTCATCACACCATTGGAAATATTCGCACGCCGCCTCCCATAACGCTTCAGGCGTGGCGAAGAGTTTATCCCTGCCATGCTTGCTGCGTAACATCCAAAACTGATTTCCTTTAGGTGCTGCCATTGTTTATAGTGTTTTAAAGATTGGTATAATTTCTTTGTCCAGATCCCATTTGCGATTATTGGGAAGAGGAAGTGTGAATTCATATTGCAACGCTTTCAGATAATCACTCTTACTTGCGCTCCTTCCGTTGGTTGATGCTACTTGAAATGACGAACCTCTTAACTCTTTTTCTGGGCTTATCTTCATTCCTTTATCGAATATGTTAAAATCCTTTCCGATGTAAGCTGTGTTTAATCTGACGATGTCAGCTGTGGAATGATAATGCTGGAAGTACCATTCACCAAAACGGAAGTTGGCTGTGAAGTTCTTTGCGTCAAGAAATACGGCTTTAGAACGATGGTCGTGTGTTTCCTTGCGTTCAGATGATTTCTGGGCGAACAGCAGCGGAATGCCAGACCAGAATATCATTCCTCCGGGCTTGCATAATGCTGATAACGAAAGTAAGACATTATTTTCATCCTCTTCTGAGTTTACAGAGTTCAACACGCTATCGCACACAACCACATCGTACAGCCCGTAGTCCGACAAGGTCTTGCATATGGAAGCACAGTCTTGCCTGATTTCCTTTTCATCAATGATGTCCGCTCCATCTTTGCGGTGGAAGAATTCAATGGCGTCAATGAGATAGCCTTTTTTCTTCAGTATGGTTGCGTAATCCTTTTGTCCGGCACCGAAATCGAGTATGCGCATATCCTTGGTGATGTATGGTATAACCTGCGTTTCATACAACGTTGAATGGCTACGCTTGCTTGGAACCCCGTTCTTTTGCCGTAGCCGTGCCTTTTGGGCAAAAGACTGTATATAGGTCTTTCGTTCCAGATGGGAATACTCGAACACTCCATATTCCTTAGAGAAGTATTTGAGCGCGATTTCTTCTTTCCCTTCTGGAAGGACATATACAAGTAGGTCCATACCTAATAGTTTTACCGTTTTGGCATATACTGTTGAGATGATCACTTTCCCGGTATGGTCACATACGGCATTTGCAAACTGGCCGTAACGGAGAATCATTTTCGTAAGGTCAACAACACGTGAGTTGTTTCCTCCTTTGGAAAGAATGGAGATATCTTTGTTGGATACAGTATAAAATCCTTCTGTTCCTTTAGGAAGACTTACATTGATTTCTGGTTGGATTTCCGACAACTCACATTCCGCATAGTTGTGAAGTTGGTTGAACCTTACTTCATCGGTGGAGTTTACACCATCAAGAATAAAGGCTGGAACATGGGTATACCCAAGCAGCTTCATTGTCTTTGTACGTTGGTGTCCTGCCATGATACGTTTATCCGATTGACGTATGATGATCGGTTTGATAATGCCTAATTCCTTGATGGATTTTTTTAAATCTTCTTGTGCTTCATTAGTGAGCAGGCGTGGGTTATATTCTGCCGGGTTCAATATTGATATGTCTATGTATTCCATCATAAGCTAAGTAGATTATTAACAAAACCAACCATTACACCGTTCTCATCCAAATATTCAGAAGCCCGTGCTTTCAGTGCTTCCAGTTCGCTTTCACTGACTGGAATCTTATACCCCTCAAATACCAAATATTTGATATGAGCTCCGGCTTCATAGTTTGCGTTCTTGAGTACATTATGACTGTCTTCTATATCTTCTGAAAAATCTGTCGGATCAGGAAAGCTGATGCCTTCCATACCCCAATTAAGCAACTCGTTACAATCCCAGTCAAACAACTTGGTTATGTCCCATTGTCCGTTGTTAACGTTATCACGTATGATTAGCTCACGTTCCCTTTCCTCGGTCAGGTTGGGAATAAGAACGGTCGGTACTTGTTGCATACCTAGCGATATACAGGCATCATACCTTTGGTTTCCGGCTATAATGATCAATTCGCCAGTACGGTCTGACAGGATGATCGGTCGGGCTTCGAAATAATCCGGATTGTTTCGGATTGACTCTTTAAGTTTGTCTAGCTGTTCATCCGAAATAGTTCTTGGATTGTTTTCCAGTTTCTTCAGTTCCTCTAGTTTTCTGTAAATAATTTCCATAATTGCTTTTTTTGCGTTACAGAAACGAAGGTACTTAATAAGGGAGCTAAGGGGAAAAATGAGGAAAACAAAGTACTGACACGGCTTGTCAATACTTTGTTATGTGTGTTATAATTCCTTTGTTGATATCAATGCCGAATTGCTGGTAAGATAAAGAATTACAGGAAAGTATTTCACTGGTAACCTGTAAAGTCTTGCATTCTTCTTTGATGAACGTTAATATGAAAAGTGGGAAAGATAGATAATGCTTTTTGCAGATTTTTGGAACGGAGTAGAAACGTGACTTTACTTGTTTTCGTTTTCATTACCATTGTAGCTATCCTCTGAT